TGTTGGTATCTCTGCTGAAGGTGGTGAATTTATGGAGATCGTTAAGAAGATGGTTTTCCAAGGTAAGCCTTGGAACGATGATAATCGAGAGCATCTTATTATTGAGTTGGGTGACGTTCTCTGGTACGTGATGCAAGCGTGTAAAGCATTAGATGTTTCGATTGATGATGTGGTATCTGGTAATGTAGAAAAATTAAAGAAGAGATATCCTGGTGGAGACTTTGATGTATTTTATTCTGAAAACAGAAAGGCAGATGATAGATGAGTGATAAAAAACAATGCTATACCTTAGTTTATAAAGATGGCATGACTCATTCATCATTTAATTATAAACTTATACAAGAGATATGGAATCTAGATAAAGATCTTATATCTCATATAGAACAAAAGGAGTGTTATGTGTAACGAAAATTATTTTGAAGATTTAGAGAAAGAAAATCAACGATTAAAAAAAGAAATTGATTTATTGAAAGAAGAATTAAATAATTTGGTAAATTCATCCAGTGTTCATGTTCGTAGAGACTTAGATGCACTTGACTAAATACTTGTACTTACTATCAGATCATGAGAGAGCAAATCATCAAAGCATTAATTGCACACGCACAAGGTGATATTGAGAAGCATAGAGCAAATATAGAGGTTTATCTTACAAATCCTGCAGGTGTTGGAGAGCATACGGATATATTAGAATCAATTGAAAAAGAATTAGATTCAATTGCAAAATACATGGATCAGATAGAGGTAATTCAGAAGTATATAAAAAAGAAAAATGACGAAACATGAGTCTGATAGACAGACCGCAAAAAAAATCATTAAGATATATAAAAAGAAACCTAACCTTTATAGTGAGGCAGATGTAGTCTACGCTAAAATGATTAGGAAGATCTATAAGAAAAAGAAAAATGGCTGAGTTATCAAAATCAGATCTTTCTAAAAGGGGAAATGATGAAACTCTTATTAATAAATTTTTCGGTCAAGAAGGGTTAAAGGATACTTTTTTACATAAGGAAGGACATTTTAAACCAATCGCTATTGTATTTCAAGAGGGTGGCGATCAAGTAGGTGCATTTGAAGATAATGAATCTAATAGATTGAATGAAGCATTATCTAGAGTAAAAAATATATTGGAAAGAAATAACAGATCTGATAAAATTTTATTTACTGGTAAATTTTTAAACACTAATAAAATTAAGACTGTCCCTCTGACTGAAATGGTAAAGACAGAAGAGTTTGGTGGTCAAGCTGGGGGGGAAAAAATAAATTTAGGTATTAAATTTGAAAAAGATTTTTATGATAGTTTGATATGTGAACTTGGGTGTTCAAATATGAAAACGAAATATGCAAAAGATGCAAAGAAATTAATAGATGAAATTGGAAAGATAAAAAAATCTGGTTTTTCAGAAGTCAAAGCTGTAGGTGGTAAGAACAAACCAAGACCACTTGCTTATAGCGGTGGTTTATATGTAACTGCAGGTGGAAAGAAGACTAAAAAAATAGGAAGTACAATAACTGATATTACAACTACATTTGGTGGAAAAGATGAAGTTTACTTATCTTTAAAATTTGGAGATACTTTAACTTTTATAAACTCTGGTGTTGGTAAAATATTTAAAGAAAAAGATTATAAGAAAAATTTTAATAATTACACAAATTCTATTGGAAAGGAAATTTTTAATATGTTTGCCATTGACAAAATTGAATACGCAAGTGTATTTAATAACTATGGTAAAGGATATAAAGGAAAAAAAGTTGACGTAACTGGTAAATGTAATAAGAGGAGCATCGAAAATTTATTACAGTATGCAATTGGATATGGATATTGGATGGTTCATGCAAAAGGTAATAAGTTAGATATGTTTGAAGTAACTGAATCTTATATGAAACAATCAGCAAGATTAACAGGTAGTGTTGTGTTAAATTATGGTGGTGCAAGAGGTGTTGCAAAGAGATTAGATATTCATTGTGAGAGTAGTAATTATAAATTTATGTTCAACTTAAGGAACAAACAACGTGGGTTATATCCGTCACATATAATGTGTGATTATAAAAAGAAATAAATAAAAGAAAAAGTGTCTGGAAAAATGGATCTTAAATCATTTGCTGAAACATATTGGTCAATGCAAGAGGGTAAAGTCAATCCTGGTTTGCAAGCATACCTTGATAAAAAGAAAGGTAAAAAAGAAAATGGAGATGATGAAGAAAAAGAAAATGGTAATGGGAAGGAGAATGGAAATGGTAAAGAATCAAAAGGATCAAAACCAGACTTTTTAGATCTTGATAAAGATGGCGATAAGAAAGAGCCTATGAAGAAGGCAGCAAAAGAGAAGAAAGAAGAAATAGAATATAATTATGTTAATGCATATCTTGATGAACTTAAGAAAACAACAATGGGTTCTTACATAGCAAAGGCATCAAAAGATCTCTCTGATAGAAGATTTGATCAAGGTGATAGTGAAAAGAGAAAGTATGATCCTGATGAGGCTGATGAAAAGGAAGATAAGAAATTAGACAAACGTGAGCAAGGTATTGCTCGTGCTGCTAAAAAATTAACAAAAGAACATCATCAAAAAGATGCTGATGGTAATGTAGTTCCTCACGAAGAAGAGGCAGCAGGTACACCTAGTTCTATAGAAGAAAAGACAGTTCTTGAGCAACTAAGTGAAGACGGTAGAGAGATTGATGCGTTTGAAGCAGTGATTTCATATTTACTTGACGAGGGATTTGCTGAAAACTGGGAACACGCAGAAAAAATTATGACAACTCTAAATGCAGAGTTAGTTGAAGAAGTATATCAAAATCAACTTATAGAAAGTGAAAAACTTGCTAGAGCAGCATATGAAAGAGCACAAAAATTAGGTGCTAAAAGGAGAAGAAGTAGTGATCCATCAGGAATATACAAGAGTGAAAGAGCAGGTTACAACTTAGCACAATCACAGAGAAGTCGTAATACCTCACCTGCAACTCAAGGTGGTAATCAAACAGGTGGTGGCCCTAAAGATTTTGGATTTGCTAGACACAAGAAGAATCCTGTAAAGTCAAAGAGTGTTGGTGACACTGGTGGTATAGGGCATCAAAAAAAGGCAGATACAAAGATTACTATGAAGAAGGATGGAAAAACACCTTTGAAGACACCTCGTTACAAGTATTCCACAAAACAAAGAGATCAGATGGGTTTTTATGGAAGAATGCAAAAAAAAGATCCTAAAAATAATCCAAAGCACGAAGCAAACAAAAAGAAGTAATGACTCAAGAAACTCTACTATATGATGTAGTTCACGATTACATCATTTCTGAAAATTTTGCTTCTGATACTGAAGGAGCAAATAAGGTGATGCTGAAACTTAGTGATGAGTTGATGCAAGAGATATATGAGAGAACAATGACAGCATCGGAGAAAAGAAAAGATACGATGTTGAAAAAGAAATATGATGACTCTGATATGAAAAAGAATATGCAAGATCAATATGGTAAAGAAGAAGGAAAGAAAGTTTACTTTGCTACGATTCGTAAGCAAGCAATGAAGAGGGAACAAGTAGAACAAGAGGAAAATCCCTCCATTAAAGCAAAGATGAAAAGACAAGCAATGATTAAAAAGCAAGTCTTAATGAAAAAGTTACAGGCAGTCAGAGCTGGTGCGGGTGCCGATGTTACATCTTCCTACAATCCACAAGGTGAAGAGATAAGTGAAGTAGTTTCTCAATCTATGAAACCATCTAATATTAAAAAGAAGGCAAAATTAAGTGCTGCTCTTAAAAGATTAGAGGATTTGAAAGTTGCAGCAAAGATGAGAAAGGAAGATGTTAGTGGTGAAAAAGTTGTCAAGATGGTAAAGGCAGTCACAGATGAAAAGAAAAGGAAGAATGCACTTCAGATTCAAAAGTATATTGGTGAAGAAGAACAACTAGAAGGATATGGTAGTGACAGAGTTGGGCCAGCATTGAGAGTTGCTCGTGCAATAGACAGTGTAAATCCTAGACCAACACCCAATAGTAAGCGTACCAGAGCATCAAGGGCACTCAAGTTAGCATCCATCAAAAAAGATGAGCAGATCAGAAAGAGGAAAGAGAATCCATATTCAGCAGATAAGAGATTGAAAATGGTTGCTACATCAATTCGTGACAGAGTAAAGCAAAAAGCAAAGGCACTAACAAGAAGTGAAGAAGTAGTTACTGAGTTAAATCGTTATGAAAAAGAAAAAGGAATTGATACTAAGACTAAAAAACCAGTAACCAAGGGTGGAACTGCCAAAAAAGATCTAGCATTTCAGGCAGTAATGAAGAAGTATAGTAGTCAGAGAATGGGTGCAAATGAACCAAAGAAGGTGAGGGGTGCTAAATCTGATGAAGGCACTGGTAGAATCACTAAGATGTTAGCAAAGAAAAAGGAACAACAGGCAAAGAATAAAGCATTAGATGCGAAAGCAAAGAAGGCAGGATACAAGAGTACACAAGATTATGTAAACGTTCAAGCTGTTCGTAAAGGTGGGTTAGGAACCTAATGAAACTTGAAGAGGGATGTTACTCTCTTAAATTAGAATGTGCATTACGAGATCTTGGATTTGTGGATATTGGATGGAAGTGTATCGCACATGCAGGTATATTTTTCGTGCAACCAGTTGGAATCCCTGATGATCCAGAGGGAGAACTTTTGGGATTTCATATCACAGTTCCATATGCGAAGGATTATAAGAAAATCAAGATGCTTTCCACTGCCAAAAGAGCACTTGATTGGGCCCTAGACAGTTAGTAAACTGTCCACTACCACTAGACTTATACCCATAATTGAACTATAATATGGGTATGAAGAACAAGCATCTAGAGCATCCAGAAGACTCTATTTTCACACAAGGTCGTGAAGGTCTTTACAATATTCTTAACTTTTTAAGTGAGAAAAAAAGTAGAGTATCTGTCAAGTATGATGGTTGTCCTGCAATAGTGTGGGGTATTAATCCAGACAACAATCGTTTCTTTGTAGGAACTAAGAGTGTATTCAACAAAGTCAAGGTCAAGATAAACTACAATCACAATGATATCGAGGTAAATCACGGTCACGTACCAGCAGTTGCATCAATACTTCACATGTGTCTTGATAATTTACCAAGAATCAGAGGTGTATACCAGTGTGATTTTATTGGATATGGTGGTGCAAAAGAATATAATCCAAATACAATTACATATAGATTTAATCCACCAATCAGTGATCGTCATAATATTGTTGTTGCTGCACACACTCATTACGTAGGACATACTCTTAAGGATATGGAAGCAATCTTTGAGTTTCCTTTTTCTGTTAATACAGATGAGTATGATCCAAATCGTGCAAAGACAGATCCTTTCTCTCAAGAAAAGACTAAGTTCTTGAATACTAATGCTGATTTGAATACACCTAGTTCTTTGTTGGGTCTATACATTACGGCTGCTCGTATTGCTGCAAGATTTATCAAGTTTCCAGATGAGAATCAAGGTAAGAAGTTAAAGATTGTTGTGAATAAGTATATTCGTGAAGGTAGAAAGTTAGATGCATCTCTTCTTTCGAAAGAGACAGGATTCAACAAAAATATTTTTCAACTTTACAACCTATTAATTGAAATCAAAGAGATGTTGATGGAGACAATTGAGTCTTATGAGTATGTTGATTGTTTCATTCAAGGTGAAGAATGTGGTCACGAAGGATATGTGATGACTAATGAGTATGGTACATTCAAATTAGTTGATCGTGAGCAGTTTTCATATGCTAATTTTAACCTAAACAAAAAGTGGAATAAATAAGTGTATAACATTGTGGGTAATTACTCTTCTAATCACAAATTATGAGAAGTTTTAATAATTTTTTGAAAGAAGCAACAGAGACTTCCGCATCAAGACAGGCAAAATTGTTAGGTCTTGTTGGAGATGGTCATGGAGGTTGGTACGATGCAAAGGGTAAGTTTGTTGCAAAAACTGAGAAGGGTAAATTAAAATTCTATGGTCAGGGTGGAGCAAAACCAGATGATGATAAGCCTGCTCAGAAGAAACCTGCTGAAGCACCTGCACCAACCAAAAAAGTAAAACCAGTACAACAGCAACAAGAGAAACCAAAAGAGACTGAAGGTAGTCAAGGTATTGTTCTTGTATTTGGTAGATTCAATCCTCCTACAGTTGGACACCAAAAACTTTTACAAGCAGCTCAGAGGGAAGCAAAAAGAAATAATAGTGATTTAAAAATATATCCAAGTCGTACTCAAGATCCAAAGAAAAATCCACTTGATCCTGGTGTGAAAATTAATTTTATGAAACAAATGTTTCCTGACTATGAAGAGAATATTATTGATGATGCAGGAACTAAAACAATATTTGATGCATTAGTATCTGCATATAATGAAAAATATAAGAATGCAACTATTGTGGTCGGACAGGATCGTTTATCAGAGTTTCAAGGATTGGCACAAAAGTATAATGGATCTGATCTTTATAACTTTGAAAACATAGTTGTTGTATCTGGTGGGGCAAGAGATCCTGATGCAGATGATGTAACAGGTATGTCAGCTTCAAAAATGAGAGCGTATGCGACTGATGGAGATTTCCAATCATTCGTAAAAGGTCTTCCACCTGCATTGAAGGCAATGCAGAAACGTGAACTGTTTAACAATGTTCGTAAGTCAATGAATGTGAAAGAGTCATATCTTTGGGAGATTGCACCAAAATTAGATCCTGATACACTCCGTGAGGAATATCGTAATGGTAATATCTTGAATATTGGTGATATGGTAGAGAATATCAACACTGGATTGCACGGTGAAGTTATTCGTAGAGGAACTAATTATGTTATCTGTGTATGTGAAAATGGTATTATGTTTAAATCTTGGTTAAAAGATTTACAAGAATATACTGAAGTCAAGATGGATGGTATGATGAGAGATAAGATTCATCCGAATACTCTTGTAGGAACAAAAGGATTTTTAAAATACCTCAAGACAATGACACCTGGTTATGATAAAGGTATCAAAATTAAGAATCAATATAAATAATTTCTGTAGCAACGAGAACTATGTCAATAAAAGAACAAATAAAAATCGCAAGATTGATTGCATCGGGGACTCCGAGAGAAGTTGCTATAATGGAATCTAATGCTCTTGCGTTAAGACCTAACACAAATGTTCAGAAATCCAAAGAAAAAGTTAGAGTTGTAAATCCAGAAATAGTTGGTGGAGAAACTAAGAAGGTATCTTCTATAGCACAAAAGAATAAACAGAAACAAGGACAAACTGTTGATACTACTGCTACAAGGGTCAAAGATGATTCAGTTGTTAAAACCGCACAAGATAAAGCAAAAGAAAGATTAGCAAAAGTAAGACAGGCAGCACAGAAAGCAAGACAAAAAGGTGGTGCAATTGTAAAATCTGTTGCTGGTAAGTTAACTAAAAAGAATGATAAATTAAAATCACCTACCGCAGCAGATGTATCTGGAAAACCAGATGAAAAACCAACAACAAATGTTACGATTAATATGCCAGATGATAAACAAAAAGTAGGATTTGAAAAAGTTGATAGTTCTGAAGCTGGAGCGACAGCAGTGAAAAAAGCAGCAGGAAACGTTGCCAAACTTGGATTTAAAGGAGTTAAGAAACTCGCAGGTATGCGATTAAGAAAAGAAGAATTTATACAAGAAGTTGAAGATAAGAAGGATTCTAAAGCCAAAAAGGTTATAGATATTATGAGGGGTAAAAACTCCATAAAGGTAAATCCTGATATGAAAGAAGACACCGTTGTCGTTCAGGACGCATCTGGAAAAGATTTTGTAGAAGTAGTAGATATAGTTTCACCATCAAAAGTAAGATCAGATTGGAGAAAAGAAATCAATGTCACAGAAGCATCAGCAGCATGGACAAGAAAAGCAGGAAAGAACAAGTCGGGAGGACTTAATGAGAAAGGCAGAAAAAGTTACGAACGGGAAAATCCTGGATCTGACCTTAAAGCACCTAGCAAGAAGGTTGGAAACCCCCGTAGGAAATCATTCTGTGCTCGAATGAAAGGAATGAAGAAGAAGTTAACAAGTAAGAAAACTGCAAGAGATCCTAACTCAAGAATTAATAAGTCATTAAGAGCTTGGAATTGTTGACTATATAATATAGTTTACATTTAAGATTATGTTATCATTTTTACTACCACTCGCATCTAAAATTATTGCTGATGCTGTAGATAAGATTCCTGATGATGCGGAATTGGGAGAAAAGTTAATCGATATTTGTTTAAAAATCATAGGTAAAGCAGTCAAGCTTACCAAGACTGATGCTGATGATAAATTGTTTGAACAGGTCGAAAAGGCAATCAAAGCTCGTTGATTGTGCTTTTTATAAATATCTCTAGACAAGAAAATTATTAGGGTAAAAACAAATGGCTCTTTGGGGTACAAAAGACTTAGTTTACAACACAGGTAACGTTAACGTCAATGTTACCACAGGAGTGGTCAGTAAACAAAGTGGTGCGATTGCTTGGACGGCAGGCAATGGCGTAAAGGTTGGTCAAGTAATCACTGTAGATGGAACTGCTGAAGGTGTAATTGAAAGTATTGATAGTGCAACACAACTAACAATTGGTACTGAATATCTACCTGGTACAAACATCTCTAACAAGGGTTACGTGATCAGTGAGAAACCCAAATCAACTTTATTTGATTCTAAGTATGCTGCTGGAGATATTTTTGGTGTAGACAACGCTGAAGTTGGAGTAGCAAAAACAACTGCGTATTCAGTTACACATGGTGGTTGGGTAGGTATTACTAGTTACACTGATCAGGATGGTGTGTTAAGGGTAAAAACAGAAACATTAGTTGCTATGGGTAAAGATAAGGATAATAGCGGTGGTATCACTGGAGATGCTGAAGACGTTAAATTTAAAGACAGTTAATTAATCTAATTTTTTTATAATATGAGATTTGATGAACTAAATGAATCAAACTATATAATGTTTGCAATCAAAAATTATGAAAATCCTCAAGCAGTTACGCAAGAGGATTTTTATGAAGATATGAAGAGATTCAAATGGGTAAAAAGACTTCTGAATAAGTATAAAAACACAGGAGATCTAAATGTGCATCTTGTTATGAATCATTTCATTATACTTTATAATGTTTTTGGTGAAGCAACAACTCCTTTGTTGTTTTATAAACTTGACAAAGATCTCTGGAGTATATTGAAAACATTTGTAATTTATTTGGAGAGACTACCAGAGTTTCCTCTTACAGCATTACACGACATACCTGTAGATGAAAAGTGTTTACAACTTTTAAATGATCTATGAAACAAGATAACCTCCAAAAAATTATTGATATTATTCACAAACTTCAAGAAGAAGCACCTGTGAATAGTGTTGGAGGTGGTCAGATTGCAGGAACACAAGAGGCTGGTGATAATCCACCAGTAAGAAAAAAGAAACCACCCATACTGGCAAGAGGTAAATTACCTGGTATGAGGACAAGATTTAAGAAAGGTGCAGATTTCCTTACGAATCTGAAGAAAAATAAATATATGTG